CCTGCAACACCACCGTAAGCATTACCAGAAGCAGCAGCAATTAGAGCGTCATCCATAGCACGACCCATTGCATTTGCACCAGCCATAGCGTACTCTGATTGTGGAGTAATAAGCATTTTAACTTTATCTTCCTGGTCAATCAAATCAGCCCAGTCGTAATCCACTAACGAAACTTTACGTCTTGAATGTGGAGTATCAATTTGAGGTGTGTCGGAATGACGAGTTGTACGAACTACCGCAGCTGTCGAACCGATTCTTTCAAAGTAGTGACTCTTACCTGTAACAGGCGTATAGCGCGCAGTGTCTCTTAAACGAGAACCTTTCTGTTGTGCTAAGTGTAGTACATTATTTTTATACTGCTCAACAAAAGCAGTTGTAATTTGCGTGGACATAATGTCCTCCTTATATAATTAAACATAAACGGTCATTATCCTTTCGGGTGTCCTGTCTATTACGCTGACTAGTCGGGTTAAGAACCACCTTTTGCCTAACTGTTATCCTTTCGGGCAGCTCTGGCATAAGCGGATTTTACCTCGCTTGCGATTATAATATCATAAATTATTGATCTGCAAAGCCTTTTGCGTACAATTGCTCCATTTCTGACAAGGCTTCCATGTGTTTAGGGTTCTTATTATCCCAATACGCATGAGAGCGATCTCCTTGTATTTGATCGATTCTTTGACGTGCATCTATAGGACTCATTACTAACGAATTGTTAGTAGTACCTATTGCTGAATCCTCCGTAATATCTTTACCAGCATTAGCAAGTAGTCTGATTAAATCAGGGTCGTTGCCATATCTTGGATCGGCTAACTTGTCTTGTAACTCTGGAGTTCCATATACCTTTAACGCCCTTTGAGCAGCTGTTAATTGTTTGTCATAAGTAGCACCGAACTCTTTACGCAAAACTTCCTCTGTTTCTGCGCCAGCTTGATCTCCAGATAATTGATCTTGGTTAAGTTGATAATCAATAGCAGTTTTCTGCCACTCAACTAATCCTTGCATCTGTTCTGGAGACAATCCTAATTGATGACCTGTTTCTTTAAATGAACTCATAGTCTCATCTGGATAAAACTGGTCATACCCATCTGGTTTAGTTAATTCATAACCGTCAGCAGATTCTGGTCTACCTAACTTAGTATATAACTCTTGTCTTTCTTCATCTGTTTTAGGCAATGGTATTCTATTACCCATCATCTTCTGTTGATGAATAAGTGTTTTTGCTGCAGACTCAATGTCATTGATACTTGAGAGTGTTGGATCGTCTCTCAATTCATCTGATAATCCAGTTCTCCAGTCTTGGTTATCACTTAGAACAGGCGTTTCTACGTTATCTGTCACTTCTGTGGCCATTTCTTCACTCATGATTTATTCCTCGTTTTTTATATTACACATATTAATGATACGAAGATAGACGGAGCGCTCTCCCTCTTTCCTCGCGGTTTCATACGGATCACCTCTTGTATAAGACTCCCGTAGTTGATATGCAGACTTTAAGTCTTCGAGAACGCGTTTCCCTTCCCGTGTCGCAAAACAATCTGCATAGTTTCTTTTAAGCTCTTTAATAGCTCTGGGCATATTACATAGACCCCATGATTTGCTCTATACCAGCTTCACTAGCTTCAACATTCTCAGGTGTTAATTGTTGTACTACTGGCGCTACTTTTGCTGCAATATCAGCACCTTGTTGTGCTTGTTGCATAGCCATCATTTCTTCTTGTTGATCGCGTTGAGCTTGACGTTTTTCTTCAATTTCTTGAGGGTCTCTCATGATGTTTTTAGGAACACCTAGTAATTCAGCACGAGAACGAATAGCTTTATCATGGTCTATGTTGTCCATAATTTCTGGGGCTATTTGCGCTAGATTAGCAGCCATTTCATAAAGTCTTTCTACTGCTGTAGCTTCTTCCATTCTTTGAGACCTGGCTAACGGACCAACATATTCAATATCAATACCAACACCATCTAAAGCGCCTGGGGCAGGTGCAAACATTTCATTGCGTTGCATGATAGCAAAACATCTCTCGATAAGAGGATTCAAGAACTCTGTCTGGAATCTACCTAGAGTAGGTCCTAATAGACGTTGCATTAATTCATAACGTACTTGAACTTCTGTTGCAGTCATTTGAGGGCCACTTTGTAGCTCTAACTGATCTGAATAGAACGCTTGTTTAATAGCACCACGTAATTCAGACTCTTTCATGTCAGAAACATCAAATCTTGCACCAGAATTAAGAGGTTTAATAGCTCCATCTCTACGAACAATGGTAATTCCTGCTGGTTTGGTAACAACTCTACCGATTACACCATCGTCTTCCACTAATAGTGGCGGATCAATAGCTTTAGCCCATGCTTTTAAACCTAATTCTACTGCTTTATTAAGAGTTTTAATATCTGGTAGGGCGTTATAAGCAGGTGAACGACCATATTCTTCACCAGATGCTTTAGACCATCTAGTAACAAGGTACGGCATTTCGTTATAACCACCTTCACTGACTACTGTTTTATCGTCCTTACATATATATATACTTATATAAGGTAATTTAGTAGCCTTTTTCTTAGTATATTCACTAGATGGCATTACACAATGAACAAATGTAAGCTTCTTATCTGGATCGCTCTTTAAAGCATTGTCTACTTTCGGGCCACAAGAATCACCCCAACGTTGTTTAGCTTGACGAGCAGTATATTCAAACTTACGATATAGCGTATCAATCTGACCTCTATGGTTTTCTGCAATATAGTATTCTGAAATATGTAAAGTTCTGAAGTTGAAGCCCTCTTCAGCTTCCTCTACTTCGATACAAGATGTGCCAATAGAACAAATGTCTAAATAGAACTCATGAACCTCAGTATTAAAGTTTGACGAGTTGAATGATTTATACATTCTGTTACGACAATCTTCCAACCACACCTGAACTTCTCTTGATTCATTAAGATTATTATCTCTTACACGTAAATGAAACCAAGGTAATGATGCTGATGTAAGCGTTCCTTGTAAAGAAGCTGCTAGTAAAGTGTTTGCATGAATAGCTGACGAGTCGTATAACTTCTCAGTACGTTTTGCACCCTTGGAATAGTTAATAGAAACTTCTGCCTTTCTAGGCATTACATAATCTAATATCTCTTGCCAGTGTGAAGTCCATTGTGATTTACTAGAATCTAAACGATCTAGCCTCTTTAAAATATCATCGATCATACGTTACTCCTACTTTTTACCTGAGCCAAGAAGAGAACGTGTTCTGACATCTGCTTCGTCTTGAACTCCTTCACCACCAGTTAATAACAAAGAGTATCTGCCCTTCTTCTTACGTTCAAGAAGCTCAGTCTTTGTATCTTCTACTTTTTGTTCCATTTCTTCTTTCTCTTTATTACGTTGTTTTGACTCAGCTGCATAATCTACAGGTGGTGGTGGTACATAAGGTGTTGATTTCTTACCCATTTTCTTCTCCTAACCAGTTACATTCGCGGTCAAGCATACCATATATGTTGGCATCTTTTCCTTTTTCAGATATTTCTCGCATTGTCCCTTCATGGGTAAAACCGAGTGTTTTTAGTAGTTTATTAGCCCTTTTGTTGTCCGTTTCGGTATATGCAGTAATTCTATGGCATTTAAGTTGTTTAAAAGGGTAGTCAAAAAAAACCTTTAAAGTTCTTTTGTTGAAGCAAGACTTATCCTCAAAAGCACCTGAAAATGTAATATCTTCTATTCGGTACTCACTGAATACTACACCACCAACTAATTTATCTTCCTTATAGAACCCAAAATTAACGCATTTACCGAATGTAGTAGCGTCTACTCGTTCTGCCACCCAGTTGGTGACATCTTCACCAGCATTGGGACGGACTTCTATCATCGTTTAAGTAATGATTCTTTCTCTTCCCAGAACTTTCTCTCTGATAATAATGAGGCTTGAGGTGCTGCTTTACCATCTTTAGTAGATGCTTTAGCTCTTTTTGCCTTTTCTATATCTTCTGTTGTCTTTTTATCCAACTCTTCTCTATCAACTTGCTCTGGAATGTCTTCCATCGGCTTGATAAAAGGTTGTGGTGCGCTTTTCTTTCCCATATTAACTACCTAATAATGATTTTTTAGCTACATCTGCAGAGCCTAATGACGATTTACCTGTCAGAATTGTGCCATAACGACCTTGTTTCTTCTTTTTCAACAAAGTGTCCTCCTGCATAGGGGCTGGTTCTACTTCTGGTGCTAATACCATGTCTTCTACAGGCTCTGTTTTGTTTTTAGCGGCTGCTTTAGCGGCTGCTTTCGGTGCTAGCGCAACTAAACCTGCTGCTGCTGGTAAAGATAGAGGGGCTAGTGATGATCCAAATCCTAAAGCGCCTCCCACTAATTTTCTCATACTTCTGACTACTCCACCCATACTACTTCTCCTTTAAAAAATACTAAATTCACTGTCTGCTTGATACTGCCTTGCTGTAATTTCATGTATTCTCGCATGTCGAAGAGACATAACTGCATACCTCATTGCAGAAATCAGGTCATCTTTAAACGGAACTATTCTACCGTCCTTTCTATGATACATCCTAAGTTCCTCAAATATTCCACTTTGTGTAGAAAATACTTTTAACCTACCTGTTTTCATTCTTTCTAATAAATCCATGATACCAGCCTCTAATGAAACACCACCAGACCCTTCTCTTTGTCCTGGGGTAGG